GGTTCAAAGAACCGTGTCGGTGGTCTACTACATCGTTCTGCTCTTGTTCTAATCGAACAGATGGGCGTTCGTGTACAGACTCAGTACAAGCAGGAGTACCTAGCTGACCTAATGACCGCAGATACCCTCTACGGTGTTGGTGAGCTTCGTGACTACGCTGGTGTATCCTTCGTGGTTCCTGCTGTCTAAGGTAGATAGCTAACTTAAAGGGGGAAGGAGTTTTCTTTCCCCCTTTTACTTTACTAAGGAGAAATTAATATGGCTTTTACTACCGCAGGTACCGTAACTCGTGTACAAGACCGTCGCCAGTTTCAGGGTCTATTCAGTGAAATGTGGACAGTCACTATTGCTGGTGCTGACCCAGCATCTATTGCTGCTGGCGCAGAAGATGTTCAGACATATACTGTTCCCGGCCTAGCTCTTGGTGACATTGTTTTAGGTGCGTCATTTAATCGTGACCTTACCATTGACGCTGATATGCTTTGGTATGTTAGTGCTGCTAATACTCTAAGTGTTCGTATCAATAACCATAATGCAGCAGCTGCTCTAGATTTTGCAGCTGGTAACTTTAAGGTTCTAGTTGGTCGTCCAGCTTGGTAAATATCTTACTAATAAATTTAGTGAGGTACTAACTACTAAGGAGTCTAAGCAATGGCAATTACTTTCTTACAAGCCGTAAATCGGACTCTTGTAAAACTTCGTGAGAGTGAAGTCAATACTCTTGCCTCATCTTCTAATTACACGAAGTTAATCGCAGCGTTCGTTAACGAAGCTAAGGAAGAAGTGGAGACTGCTTGGCCTTGGACTTCGCTAAGAACTGTAGTAAGCATTACATCTGTGAATGGGCAAGACACCTACTCTATTACAGGTGCAGGGGAGGAGTTCGTTCTTGAAAGTGTATGGGATGTTACATGTTACCCATGCCTCTCAGGTAATTGGCCCCTCCCCTAATTATTTTGTAGACCAGCAGATTATTATTACTAATCTACAAAACCCCGGACTATCTATCTACTGCGATATCTTAGGTATGGATAGCAGTGGAGATCCACAGATTCGATTCACCCCAACACCTAATGAAAGTGGCTGGGGTTTTCGTGTTTATGGACGAAAGAAACAACCATACCTAAATACATCGTCAGATGATAACACCCTAATCAAACTTCCTTGGAAGCCTGTTGTATATGGAGCCTATCTAAAGGCTCTATCGGAGCGTGGAGAAGATGGTGGTGTCAACTACGACGAAGCATCTAAGCAGTACTCAGATGCACTAGCTACCGCTATTGGAATTGATTCTCGGAATAACCAGATTAACACAGATTGGTACCAAGAATAATGGCTGTTCCATTACTTCCAATTACGATTAACTCTCCCGGTCTAAAGGGATTAAACACTCAGTTGTCTAGTACTTTACTAGATGCTGGATGGGCTACCGAGTTAACCAACGCTGTATTTGATTCTTCTGGGAGAATCGCTTCTCGTAAGGGATACAGTGTTCTTACTAACACAGGTAGTCCCGGTGCTTACGATATCAAGCAACTGTTCTGCTATGAAACTCTTACTGGCGGGACAACTATTATTAGTTCAGCTAATAACAAGTTGTTTAAAGGAACAACCGCTTTAACAAATATTACAGGAACAGTAACCACTCCTACAGCAGATAACTGGAAGTTTATCTCTTTCAATAACACTAAGATTATTGGTTTCCAGACAGGTCATACTCCTATTGTTAGCACTGCTGCTGGTAACTTTTCTAATTTAACTCCAACAGATGCAGGTACTGTACCTACAGGTAACAGTGCTGTGTCTGCGTTTGGTAGAGTGTGGGCTACAGCGTCTGATGAAACTACTATTCAGTACTCCGGTCTTCTAGACGAGACTCATTGGAAGTCTACTAGCGGAGCAGGAAGCATTGATACTCTTGTCTACTGGCCTAAGGGCAAGGACTACGTTACTTGCCTAACTGTATGGGAAGATAAGTTAGTAGTCTTTGGTCAAAGAAATATTCTAGTATACGATTCACCAGACGTAGTAGCTAACCTAGTACTACACGATATTATTGAAGGTGTAGGTTGTATAGCTAGAGACTCTGTACAGCAGGTAGGTACAGATATCCTGTTCCTTTCTGAAACAGGTATCCGCAGTCTAAAGAAGACTCTCATTACTACTAAAGCTCCCCTACAGGAGCTTTCTAACAATGTACGAGACTCCCTACTTTACTACGCTACTAACTCTACCTATGCAAACATTCGTTCTGTCTATAACAGTGTAGACGGATTCTACCTACTCCTTATCCCATCTAGTACTCAGCCTATTTCCTTTTGCTTCGATGTAAAGGGACTACAGCAGTACAACGAACTAGCAGAGTCTACTAGCGTAAGAGTATCAACATGGAGCAACTTCGGTAGTCCTACGGCAGTAGCGTATGGTAGAGACTTAGTGATGTATACCGCTGTTAGAAACGGTTCTAACAACGGTGTAGTAGCTTACTACACAGGATACCTAGATAACACAGCTACATATCTGTTCTCTTACAAAAGTCCTTGGATGGACTTTGGTTCACAAGAAGCAGCAGGGACTTTCTATAAAATTCCTAAGAAAGCAATTGTTAGTACCTTAGGTGGAGGCACTTACTCTGCAACCATGCTCTGGTCATTTGATTTCTCAAACTCTGAGAACTCAGAAGCATACACCGTAGTAGCAGGAAACGTAGAGTCTCTATACGGAGTGAGTGAATACAACGTAGCGCAATGGAACGCTAACAATAAGGTTATGAATAACCAAGATATTCAACTGTCTTCTTATGGACAGTTCATGCGTTTGGGTTATGAAGTAACCATCAACGCTAAAGAAATAGCACTACAAAAGATTGACCTGTACCTAAAGAAGGGAAGGACTAGCATATGAGTAATTACACAAAGACAACTAACTTTACTGCAAAGGATTCATTACCCTCGGGTAATCCTAGTAAAATTATTCTAGGTGCAGAGCACGACACTGAGTTTAATGCTATCTCTACTGCTATTGCTAGCAAAGCAGACAGTGCTAATCCAATCTTTACAGGTACTATCTTTGCAGACTTCACTACTACTCCTGTACGGTTTCAGACAACTGTAACTAATGCAGGCTCTAGTGTAGGAGTTCTTCCAAACGGAACTGGACTTTTTGGTCAGTTTTTAGCATTTAGTTCTTCTGACGCAGCTAATTCTGGATACCTTCTGCTTGACCACTACAATAACGAAGGAAGAATTTTAACTCAAGCTACTGGAACAGGTACCGCAGGTGCTATTTATATCGGGCCTGCCGGAACTAGAGTAGCCACATTTAATACTACTGGTAATGTGGGTATTGGGGTCACAACTCCAAATGGTCGTCTTCATGTATCAGACGCTGTAAATAGAACAGAAGCCACAGCACACTTTACTATTCAAGGTTCTGGATATGCTGCTGCGCACTACTTGGACGCCACTGGCTATTACATTAGGCATAACAGTGGATCACGACAAATACGAGTAATTGCAGACACAGGCGGTGTATCACTAGCCGCCGCTGGTACAGCTTGGGCAGCTATCTCAGACGAAACCCAGAAAGATATTATTGAGCCTATTACAGATGCTAGTGAAAAACTTAAAACTGTTCGCGCTGTAATCGGTAAGTATAAGTCAGACGCAGAAGGTACTCGCCGCAGTTTCCTTATTGCACAAGACATTCAAGCCATCCTTCCAGAAGCTGTAGATACCGATGGGGAAGGTATCCTTAGCCTACGCTATACAGAAGTAATTCCTGTACTTGTTGCAGCTATTAAGGAGCAGCAAGTAGTTATCGAAGACCTCAAGGCTCGTGTTACAGCACTAGGAGGTTAGCATGGAACAAGCAGTCTCTAGCTGGACACTAGATAAGAAATTAAGTCTTAGTAATCTTTTTAGCACGATTGCGCTAATTGTTGGCTTATTTCAGTGGGGTAACCATATCGATAGGCGCATCACTACCCTAGAGGCAGAGAGCCAACATAACAAAGAGCAATCAGAAATGCTCTACAAGAGACTAGATAGGATAGAAGATAAACTAGATAGGTTAATTGAGAAGAACCAGTAATGCCACTAACTCCTCCAGCACTTCCTACTTCTAATACACCACCCCGGTGGATGGGGTACGACTATCTAGAGACGGCTCGTTCAAACGCTGGTAGAGGAATACTAGGAGACTTCTTTCAGAATCAAGCGAAGATTCAGAGTGCTATCCCCTACTCACAACGCCTCGCTAAACGAGGCGACGTTCGTTATCCCCTACTCACAACGCCTCGCTAAACGAGGCGACGTTCGTTACGGATTCGTTGGGTATGGAACAGGAATGCTCAAGGATAAGAACGGAGAGGATTGGCAGAAGAAGTTCTCTACCACAGAAGGTGCTGGTCTATGGAGTATCGGAATCAATCCTGACTCCCCTACGTTAGAACAGGATATACAGAAGTGGTATCAACGATACCTAAATAATCCTAATAACTTTAAAGATAAGAACTCAGGTACCTACAAAGCTCTTAACTCTCAGTACTATGGTAGAGATGACCGAAAGGTTCCCGGTCTTCCTATGCTACGTCAGATGTACCCCAATGCAAAGCTATCTGACCTAATCGACTTCTCTATCCGAGAAGTACAAGCACAGAATGCTCTCCCTCCTAGAGACATTACAGAAAGCATTCTAATGACTCTAGGGCAGGTTGCTCTAGGATTTATTCCCGGTGTAGGGCCAGCCCTAGCAGCGGCTGCTGGAGCGGCTCACGGAGGAGTTAATGGAGGTTGGGGAGGTGCTGTACTAGGAGGACTAAGTGGATGGAGTGCAGGTAGCCTAGGCTCTAGCATCGGTGCAGGTATCTCTAGTGCAGGTGGAGTAGGTTCTTATCTAAACAGTATCCCTAAAAATATCAGTGGATTTTTAAAGTACGGCCCAGAACTTACTAATATTAATACTGTAAGCATGTTTCCTAATTCTCCTTGGATTGCTCAGGGTGCAGCAGCAGGAGCATCAGGAGCAATGCGTGCAGCAAGTGGTTCTGGTTTCTTAAATAATGTATTTGGAACTGCGTCTAGAGGTGCAGGTGCTGTTCCGGGAGGAGGTAGTCAAATGGCTGGTGGTAATTGGTTTACAGATATTCTACGAGAGGCTGCGCCTTCTCTACTAAACACAGGTGTGCAGGCAGGTATTAATTACTTCTCTAGTCAGAGTAATCAGGATGCCTTTAACCAAGCAGCACAGCAGGCTGCGAGTATGTCCCAGTTCAATCCCTACAGTATCTCTGGCCCTATGGGTGGAGTAAATTTTGACGGTACAAATGCTACAGCTACTCTATCTCCTGCTATGCAAAAGCAGTTAGCAGAAGCTGACAAGGTAGCTGGTAGGTATCTAACAGCGGCTAACAAATTTAATCCTAGTAATTATGCTCAGAATTACTACGAAACTATCAAGCAGATGAACTTTCCGCAGGAGAATGCTACAACCAACGACCTATTAAATAGAGTATATGCTACAGGTAATTGGGGTAGCACTGTCGGTGCTCAGGATATTTCTTCTGTAGCTCGGCAACAGCAGATTGCTGACCAAGTACTACGCATCCAAGCGCAGCAGGCAGGCGCTCAAGAGCAAGACCGACTATTCACAAACTACTTTAATGCCGCCAAGACAGCACAGAGTATCATGGCTTCTCCATACGAGCTAGCCACTATGGGTGGAAACCTAGGAGCACAAGGAGCACAGGCAGGAGCTAGTGCAGCTAGGTATCCTTGGTTAGCAGCTAACTCTAGCATCAACGCTAGTACAGCTTTCTGGGACACTATTGCAGGTAGTGCTGGTCGTCTAGCAGAGAACGCATTCAATAAGTATGCAAGCTACTCTAG